CCGTCAAGGCCAAGTTACGTCCCGCTCCAAGATGTTGGGAGACCTGCAAATGTCAAAAAATAGAATGGTGCCCCATGCCGGAGTCGAACCAGCACTCCTTTCGGAACTCGATTTTGAGTCTAGGGTTTCGGCGTGGCACACCGATTGTTTTCAATCACTTAGCCGTGCCACATGTGGCATTGTGGCATTCAGTATGTGTCCGGGTACACCAGGGAACTCAGGAAGGCATACGGGTCTGAGAAGATGAAGTTGGCGAAGATGAGGGCGGCTCCGATGATGAACACGGCGGCGATCTTGTCTCCGAGGTCCATGGGCTTCCTGCGTGTTGACATTCGGCGGGTCTCCAGGTTAGAGACCCTAGCATAATGCCCCGCTGGCGGAATTGGTAGACGCGCCGCACTCAAAATGCGGTACCTCACGGTGTGCTGGTTCGATCCCGGCGCGGGGCACCATACGGAGCGCACATGGCCTCCCGAAAGTACTTCTCCTTCACCTTCTCCGGTAGCTCTTCCCAACTGTCCGCGACGTGCATGTCACCCTGGGTGTCCTCGCAGTAAATCTCCCAGGCGAGCTGGCAGAGTGCAGGAGACTCCGCCATCGCCTCATTCAGCCCGAGGCCCTCGCGAGGAGACCCATACCAGAACGCTTGGAAGGCGGACGGCGAGGCCCGGTCGAAGGCCTTAGCCATATCCACGAGTTGTCTCTGTACCCGGTTGTGCTCATGCATGAGGACCTCGGCTACTGCCTTTCCTACCGGCCCTATATCCATCCGCTGGTCACTGCTGGCGATGTCGATGATGACCACGCCCTTCTCCGGGTCCACGTGTTTTCCAAACTCGAACCAGTAGCCGTACTGTTCGTCTACATACTTGTCCTTCACGTCATCAACTCCTTTGTGAACCTGGCCACGTCTTCCGGTGTCACTCCCGGTATCTGGGCGTATGCAGTGATGGCTGACCCTATGTCTGTACCGACCTTGGGTTTGGACGTAGAGTCCTGCGAAAAGTAGTCTCGGCTCTGTTCCAACGCCCCGTCCCCCACCAGGTGTAGGTATCCTGCGGTGGTCGCGATGTCCTTGTGGCGCAGTACCTTCTGGAGGGTCGAGGTCGGCATCCCCCTGGAGTTGGCATACCAGGCGAACGTGCGGCGGAGGGCCTTCATGGTGGCGGTCGGGATGTCCGATACCCCCAGGAAGTCGCGCACCTCGTTCCACTTGTAGCCAGCCTGCCTCGGGGTGAGCGGGAACATGCGGGACCATCGGTTCTGGGCCTGTCGCTTGATGGCTCTCTGGATTGGCTCCAGGGCCTCCGGGTATACCGGGATGGCGTTGCCCGCATCGACGGTCTTCGTGCCGTTCGGGTTGAACCATGGGCGGTCGCCGTCCAGGCCGGTGAACATGCGGGCTTCCATGCGGAGTGCCTCCTCGACGCGGAGCCCCTGGTAAACGATGATGTCGATGAGGTCGGCAAAGAGTAGGTCGGTCGGGAGGCTCCCTTCGAGAGGGTCTCTCAGGGCCGCGACGACGCGCTTGTGGTCCTCGGGCTTCAGCCACCACTTCTCGATCCTCTTCCCGGTGATGTGCGGGATGGGCAGCTTCACGGTGGCGAGCGGGGGGATGCGCTTCAAGGCCACCTCGTTGACGACCCGGAGAGCCCCCAGGTGCTTGTTGATGGTGGACGGCGCAAGGTCCTGTTCCCGGCAGTTGGCCACCAGGGCGTCAATGTCATCGCTGGTTATCTCGTCAAGGTCCGCCCGTCCGCGCTTCTCCAAGAAGTCCACCACCACGGCGATGACGTACTTCACGGAGTCGTAGTACCGCTTGCCGAACCAGTGGCTGTCCAGGGCGACCTTCATGGCCTCTCGAAGGGTTCCGCTGCGGCGCTCGGTGGTCTCGATGGCCCGCTCTACGGTGTCCTGGTGGTGACCCTTCTGGGCCTGGACCTGGAGCGGCTTGTCGTTGGGAGCAACAGGCCACTTGCCATAGGTCGTCAACGCCTCATCGATCTCGGCTTCGAGACGGAGGGCGTCGGCGCGGGTCTTCGCGGTTTTGCGGATGCGGGTGTAGCCGGGTAGTGCGGCCTTGCGGTTGACGGCTACCTCAAAGACTTGACCTCGCGGACGTACCGGCATCTGTGGCTCCATTCAGGATGTAGACGAGCTGGTCTACGAGTATCTTCCCCTTGGTGGTGAGCTTGGCGATCTTCATCCGCCTGTTGGGGTAGTAGGTGTCCAGCTCGATTAGGTCCATTCCGTCTTTATCCTGCCGATATTTGTCGCCAAGGTACCGGAGGTGGGTGGAAAGAGTCTGCGGCGTGATGCCCAGCTTGTCTGCGATGGTTTCCAGTGGGACCGGCTCTCCGTTCTCGTCCCCGCCCCACAGTGCCACTCCCAGGAGGGTGTTGACGATGGTGACGGGGATGTACTGGGTCGCTTCTGACTGTGCTGCCTGTATGCGCCGGTTGGCTTCAAGGTATGCCCTCAGTGCGACCTTTTTGTCTATTACGTCTGCAATCATGGTGATTATCCCCATTAGTACGCATACTCATACATAGTGAAAAATCAGAGTGTCGGCAACCTTTATCTTCAGCCCAGGCAGTCAACCATTGGGTAATGTCCTTTCCACTGCGGTAGTCTCGGAGGAAGTCCAGCGCCTCGAAGGGTTCCAATCCATCCAGTGCGAAGGCAACGGCGGTTTCTAGACCGTCGATGTGCGGTATGCAAGGTCCTGCGTTGAGCATTTATTTAGTTCTCACGTAATGGGTGCATTTACTGGAGGTTGGCTGGAGAGGGCCTCCGGTCCTGGCCCCCTCCGCTCTCCTCTTAGAACGGCGTTATGCCGTCTTCACCTTGTCCTGGCCGAAGGAGAGACCTTCAGCTTCCTCAAGGGTGGCCTCGCTGGTGGGCTGCGTGGCGTAGGAGTGGGTGGCTTCAGCGTGGGCGAGCGATCCCTGGAAGTTCTTCTCGCCGTCAAAGTCCTCGCGATCAACGTTCAGCAGGCCTGCGAGGATGTCCATCCGGTGGTCGCTGTCGGCTTCGATCTCGACTTCCTGGCCCTCATGGTCGAAGGCGATCCAGCCCAGGTCGTTGGCGTCGATCATCTCTGGCTTGCGGATGCTGTCCGGGAGGTTCCGACCCAGGCGCTGTTCGTACCAGCCCCAGCGCTCACCCAGAAGGGCTACGGCGAAGCCTTCGGCCCAGTCCGGACGTTCGTCCACCGGAGTGACAACGCGACCATCGAGTGCGTCGATGTGGAAAGCGCCTTCGAGGCCAGCCTTGTGGATTGCAATACGGTTCGTCATGTCTCTGCTCCAGTCCTTCATTGAGGATATTTAAGGGGTTATCGGAAGGAGGCGATCTGCCCCTTAAGGTGTCCCTGCCACTGTCCCTACAGCGATAGGATGCGAATTACGATATGGCACACTCTGTGTCAAGTCGTAGTGTAGCTGCACGTTAAGATTTTATTAAGATGACCCCCATTTTGGTTCAATGAGGGTCACCCTCCGAAAGGATTAAGACTTGCGGATTACCCGAACACCTTTGGGGTCCTTGGACACGGAGACCGTGAACTCCGGGGCACGTCCACCCTCTTTCTGTATCTTGTCCCGGTATGTCTTGATGGAACTGTAGATGGTCTTGCCGCCGATGTCTGGGATGAAGACGGAGGGCCAGGTGGTGGGGTCGTTCGGGTCGCTTGGTGCCGGGAAGGATGCCCAGTCGTACTTGGATGAACCCGTCTTGGGTGCGGCCACGCCGACCTCTACCTTGAAGCCGCCCCACTGCGGTGCCTTGGCCATTACGTTAGTCTCCTCTTGGTTGGAGGGCTTCGAGTCGCCCCCCGAGGGAGTCTCTACGCCCTGGTCGATCTTGGGTTGATCCTCTTGACCCTTGTTGAGTAGGTCCTTCGTGGTGTCCTGTTTCGTGGTATCCTTAACCATTCTGTTTCTCCTTTGTCAATGTGGCGTGAGTGTGTTGAGGGTCTGGTGGGTATGTTAGAGAGGCGTGAAGTGGAGGGAGGCGATTTCGTTGGTGGCGAGCATGGTCTCCTTGAAGTTCGGTGTGGAGATGAAGAGGCTGTCGTCGTCATGCTGGAGCACCTTTGCGTTCCGGTAGACGAAGCCGTTCTTCATGGTGATGTAGTCCAGCTCGTACTCCCGTCCCATCTGGTCGAGGGTGGTCAGACGCTGGTGAAGGGCTTTCATTTGTTGTTGCTCCCTGAGAGTGCATTCTGGTAGCTGAGCTTCACGGCCCAGTCTGCGGTGTTGAAACGTGGGACGTGATGGGTCTCGGCAATCTTCGGCTCCACCTTCGCGGTTGTCGTCACCTTCGCGGGCTTCTCATATCGTACCCACTTGAAGCGGTTCCTGGCGATACGGGAAATCCGACCGATGACCAACTGGTCGTCTCCAGGCGCGGTGACGTAATGTACACCCATTCGTTCCAGGAAGGAGCCCGACTTAGGGTTGGGAATGTTGCTCATCAGGCCTCACCGGCTTGTCTGATTTTCTCCATGAGGCTGGCTCTCGCTTCGGAGGGTGTCCGCCCGGTGCCCACCATACCCATTCCGAGGCATGTGAAGAAGGGCTCCTCTGGGTGTGGTCGAGGGGTGGGTTGGTGACGTGTCTGAGTCTGTGGTAACACTGTTCGATCTCCTTGTGTAGTGTCGTAGGGTTGTGGTGAACTAAAAGCCGCAAGCGGCCATGAAGCGGTCCCTGTCGAAGGCGGGGTTGTCCTCCTTGAGGATGATGCAAAGTTCGGCTGCGAGGGCATGGAATGCCTGCCTCCTGTCCCCAAGCGGGTCCTCCCGTAGCTTCCGCCTGAAGATGTCCGCGATCTTGGTGTAGTGTTTCTTGGTCATCATGGAGGTGTCCTTACTGGAGGGCGAGGAGGAGTAGGCCCATGGATGAGATGAAGATGCACATGGTGGAGAACTCGATGACGATCTTGGCCATGTGCGTCTCCTAGCGGCTGAAGATGGCTACGCGACCACCCGTCACGTCCACCACGTCGTAGTCCACCTGAAGGTCCCGGGCGAAGGCGGCGTAGTCGAAGTAGTTCTTGACGGTCTCGTTGATGTCGCCGACCAGGATGCACTCTTCAGCGAACTCGTCGGCGTAGTCACGGAAGCTGTTGTGGATGCCGTGGAACCTGTCGCTCAGGGCCTCGTCTGCCTCCACGAGGTCGCCGGAGAAGTAGTCAACAATCGCGGCCAGGTCGTCAGGGTCTATGGTGTCGTTTCCGTCCACCAGTTCCACCCAGGAGGCGATCTTGTTGAGACCGGGGTACTCCCCGAAGTTCGGCATGTCGTCGTAGTCGTGGATGGCCCACTCCTCGGCGCTCGGTACCTGGCCCTCACCGTGACACTTGTAGCAAGGGGCCTGGCGGGTGTCTCCGGTGTCGGAGTTGTGGTGGGTCTTCGAACCAGACCCTTCGCAGAGAGGACATGTCACCATCACGTTCGGGAACTTGCTGTCCCGGAGCATGGCGTTGATATCCTCCTGCATCTCATCTGGGTCATCCGTGGCGTCGATCCATGCACCGTGGAGGACACCGTTGTTGTAGCTTGCTAGGCAGGCTGCGTAGAATCTCATGGTCTCATCTCCTGGGCGAACATGTCCGGTGTCTGGTTGCATCTGTATGGGGGCTCGTAGTCTTCCCCATTCTCGTCCTTCAGCTCCTCGATTAGCTCGTCACGCTTCTCCTGGACACGCTCCTCCCACTGCTCCCAGTCCACACAGTCGGACCAGTGCTGGTAGAACCCATCGCCGTCGAGCATGTGGTAGAGGAACTCGGAGTCGTCCACTCCACGTAGCTTCATGACGGTGAGAAGGAGGGTGTGGAGTTCGTTGTGGTCCCACTCGTAGACATCCTTCTCCAGCCACTCCTCCAGGTCGTTGTCGTAGTGGGAGTGGAACCCGTCGTAGGACGTGTGGCGGGACCTGATGACCTCCTTCAAGGTCCGGTGCTTGTCCCTCTTCGATATGGCGAACATCAGGTAGACCTTGCGCATCGGCATATGGGCGAACACGCGGTCGGTCTCGAAGTTGTAGTACTTGGGGCTGGACATGTCCGAGAATGTGAGCCCCAGGTCCAGCTCGTAGTTGAAGGCCAGCCAGTTGGAGAACTCTTCGACGTACTCCTTGGCGATGGGCTCATAGGCCTTGGTGTGATCGGAACAGCGCCACATGATGTCGGCCAGCTCCTTGGCGTCCAGGCGTAGCTCGGCGGGGACTCCCTCCTCGGCCTGGCGGTACTCCGCCTCGTACTCGATGAAGTTCTCTTCCTCGCGGTCCAACTCCTGGCTGAGCCACGACTCGTAGAACCCTGGGAATGGTATCTGGATGAGTGCGGTGTCGTTGTCCGTCTCGCGTTTCATCGTGTGCTTCCTTGGATGGTTGGTAATGCCGTAGTGTTGCCTCAAAGGAAGAAGCAGTGTTCTCCCTCTGTGGTCACGATCTGGGCTTTGAATCCGTTGTCCACCGTCCCGTCTTCATCCTTCATGGTGGCTGCGGCAATGCGGTACGTGAGGTTGGACTTGCTGATGGGATGATCCTCCAGGTAATCCTCTGCTGCTGACATCGCCCTGGCGGCGCTGATGAAGAGTGATACCTTTCTCTGTCTCATTGGAACCTCCGGTATTCCCTGGTGACACAGAAGGAGAAGCAGAAGCGGCCTACCTTGAGGAACCGCAAGCCGCCTACCCTGGTGGTACAGATGTTGAACATGGTCATGCTCCCTTTGGTCCGAGCCACCGTAGGCCGATTGCACACGTTGCCCTCTCGAAGCGGACCTTGCCCGTCATTCCATTGGTGATCCTGACCGCCGCTACCTCGGCGCTCTCCAGCCGGAAATTCACATGCTCTTTCGCCCTGCGATACTCGGCGTATTCTGTGTGGCCCGTAGTGCCGTCCTTGTAGTGAACGTCTATCTGGTAGCTCATGCCCAGTTCCTCCCCTTCTTGACCGACTTCGGGTCGATCCCGTAGCAGCGCCCTGCCGCCTCCTTCAGGTCCTTGAGCGTGTCGCCCTGGTCTGGCCCGAAGTATGGTCCGATCTGGACGCCCACCGTGCCTGTCACCAGGTATGGCCACCAGCCTTCCTGTCGGTTGCCCCAGGCTTCGATCCGGTGCGCTCCGGCGTCGAGTAGCGACTTGATGGTGACGTACTTGCCACCCCAGAATGTTCTGTCCCTCCAGCCTCCACGCATGGGATGCCTCCTTGGATAGATGGATGATGATGTGGAATGTCGTAGAGTTGGATTACACGAAGTGGTCAACGCGGGCGGGCGTGAGGCCAAACTGCATCTGATCTACGCCCTGGTGGAACCACTGGATATCGTCATGGGCATCGTTGAAGCCGTGGTACCAGTCGTCGGTTTCTCCAGGTGTTGGCATCGTGGTCTCTACCCTTGCGCGATAGCCGCGCTCGTAGGCGTCTGTGTCCATAGGTCTGCTCCTTGCTGGGTTGGTCAATGAGTGAACCGAGAGGGGCGACAAGCACCCTCCGAGTCGCGTAGCGACGAGGCGATTTTTTGGAGCCTCAGAGGGGCTCGCGTGTGGCTCGCGTTCCGGGCGGCTCCGGTGCGCTCCGGCGCTCTAGGCGCGTCTCCACTGTGAGCCGTATCCCCCGCGTCGGACCAACACCGTCTCGTCGTCGTCCTGCCAATCGCGCTCGAAGTCATCGCGCCCGCCCGTTGCCCGCCTGTCGAACACTGGCATGTTGCGCCCGCGTGGTTCCCGTTCCGCGTCTACTTGACGTTGCGACATGCGGCCAGTCTGCTTATGGTCTGCGTTGTGGCGATAGGTGTCGCCCAGATAGATTGTGCGCATTGTTCCTTGCCTTGAGGTTTCGCCCAGACTGGGGCTCATCAGTAGCGCCGTCGTTTGCGCTAGACCTCATCTTGCCTCTTGAAGTATCTCCCTTCCCGCGTTCCGCGTGGGCCTTCAAGTGACTGTGCCTAGCGTTCCTCACACTAGGGGACTGGGCGCTTTATGCGATGGCGGCCCTGTCAGTTACCGTGTTCATCTCCTTTCGTGATTACACATTGCCTGTAATTGCGTAGCGTTGCAAGCGGAAAAAACACTGATAACGAAACTTTCTGCTATCCCCTTGAATATCCTTAGGTATTTCTGCATCCATGTCTGCCTCCTTATCACCATCTGTGTCTGTATGTGCACCTGATGGCGCGTCCTGATGGTGTCTGCCTTAGGTGATTTGCATCAGGCAGGCTTAGCCGGCGGAGACCCAATGCAGCGCTACGCTAGGCAGTGAGACCCAGCACTAATGCTTAGAGTGATCACCTAGAGTAGCGCCTCACAGTATCACCTGAGGTCACTACACCTGATGTCCCGCCTTCATGCCTGCCCTCATGCCTGCCTTGCTGTGTCTGCCTCTAGGTGTAGGGCGATGATGAGGCGAAGCTAAGAGCCCTTAGACCCTATGGCAGTCTGCTTGCCTGTGAGTGCTCAAAGTGACTGGAAACGTCTACTGATTCGATATGTCAGGCGACCCCCTAACTGTCTGCCCTCGTGTCCATGCCTGATGTCTGCCCTTGAGCCCTCCTCCTGCCCTTGTGGCACGTCAACTAGATTCACAATCAAGTGCAAACCCTAGGCATATCAATGGGTTAGCGCCTGCCTGCCTGCCTCTCGGTGGCATTGAGCGCCCCGCCCCACCGCAATGTTATACTGTAACGAAGGCTGGAGGGGCCAAGGGGGGAAGCCTGCCCACTGTCACGTATATCGGATGTATCGCGTGAGGCACCCCTGGAGCAATCCGGGAAGGGCCTTCAGGTAGTTCATCACCGACACCATCCTCTCCTTGAGGACTGCGAGGGTGTACAGGAGGAGGAACTTGGGGTCGTACATCAGGAGGAACAGGAAGTCGGTCACTTTGAGCACCATAGAGAGGGGAGGATTACATCATCCTGCTCCCCTAGCTGCCTGGAGTAGAGACATTAGGGCAGACATTAGGGGAGACAGGGGCGGACACCTAGGGTAGACTCGGGGGACTACATCAGGTCAGTCACTTTGAGCATTATACTCAAGGGAAGAACTTCGAGGGACACCATAAGGGGAGATAGGGAGGAAGAGACTAGGGTCTCTCCCCACCATCAGGAGCTGCTCTATGTATGCTACCTAGGGGCTCCCCTCTAAGTACACGCCTATTAATCCTCTCGAGGTTGTAGGCCTTAGCGCCTACCACCAGAGCGCAACCCACGGCGTAGGAGCCGCCTGGGACCCCTTACGTTGGCCACCTCTTCGGCGTCCTTGAAGAACTTCGCCAGCTCGGCCTCTCTGCGCTCCTCCTCGGCCTTCTCGGCGGCTTCGGCGGGCATGATGCCTAGCAGCTCCAGGACCATCCCTACGGCCCCTGAGAGGCCCTCCACGCGGTCGTCGTGCGTGAGGCAGTCCTTCTCTCGGGCGATCCGCGTCATCTGGTACATGAGGCTGTAGCGGTCCCGTAGCTCGGTGCCATCGCGGCTCTGCGTGACGGCGTAGTCCTCCAGGAGCACCTCTTTGGCGATGACCAGGCGGTGTGACTTCATGACCGGCTCCAGGACCGAGAGGATGCGCAGCTCCTTCTGGACCTTCTTGGCCCGCTCGGAGACGACCTCAGTGGCCTTCCTCTTGTCGCCAGGGTGGCGGGGAAGCTGGCCGACCTTCTCCTCCCAGGCCTTCTTGACGTAGGGCTGTAGGAGCTGGGCGAACATGCCCTGGCCGAAGTCCTCCTCGACGCGGCACGTCGCCACGTTGAACTCCACGAGGAGCGCGGCGATCTCCTTCAGGGTTTTCTCCCCATGGCCGTCCAGCCAGCCCGCCTGCTTAAGGACGAAGGCCGTCGAGTGGAGCACCGCCAGGATCGTCAGCGTGGTCTCGTCCTTGCCCTTCCCCGAGGGGTCGATGAAGGCGACGATGTGCTGCCACTTGGAGAAGCCCTCAGAGACGCTGGCAGGGCCGTGGACGCGATCTCCGTCGAAGCTGATGGTTTGCACGTCCTTGAGCGACAAATGATCCCCAGTGCCCCAGGAGACCAAATCAGGGCCGTTCCTGCGGTCCAGGGACATGACGATCAAATCGGAGAGGCGAAGCGGGTAGCGCTCCACGTCCGAGAGCGAGGTATCCAGCATGAACTGGAGGGCGAAGCCCGCCTTGCCCCAGGACATCTCACGCGCGGCCAGGTCCTCGTCACTGAAGCGGGTTGGCTCGGTGGAGCTACCTGACAGGCCAGGATCGTGTTCCAGCTTCCAGGAGACCCAGCGGGCCAGCCTGGAGCCATACGAGCGGCGCTGCTTGCCGTTGGGGAACCGTGCGGGCCAAATCTTGATGACGTAGCCACGCTCCTTCTCCAGGACGTTGTAGATCGAGGCCTCCGTCTGGGGAGTGCCCAGGAAGATGATCTGGCCACCCGGCTTAATGATGGCGTCGAACTCCCTCACCGAGTCTGCGAGCTTCTCCCGCATGTCTGGTGTCATGGAGTTGGTGTTCGTCTCCACGTCGTCCCCGATGATCAAGTCACCACGGAAGCCGACGATCTGGGCCGTAATGCCGACCGCGAAGACGGAGGGCGTCTGGTCGGGCCGCGCGGGTCCCACGTCGAACGCCTGGGAGGACTGCCTCTGGTTCGGCTTGGGGCGGAGATGCTGGAGGATCGGCACCTCGGCAATCAGGTTGAGACACCAGTTCACGAAGGCGACCGAACGTCTCACGGAGCCCGAGGCCACGAGGACCTTCTTCTGGGGGTCCCGGAGTAGCGTCCACAGGACATACGCCCCGGTGATCCAGCTCTTGGCCATCCCACGGAACGCCATGATGATCAGGTGGTCGATCTCACCGGACCTGGGGTGGTGCTGCATGAAGTACGCCACGTCGAGCTGGAGCGGCGTCGGGTCGGGGAGCTTGAGGTGCCTCCAGAGGAGTGTCAGGAAGACCCGGAAGTCGTCCTTGACGGGATCGTTGAAGACGACCTCGGTCTGGTGCGTGGTGGAGGACTTGAGGCGCTTCTTCGGGGGCTGCTTGAGGGGGTCCAGGAGGTTCAGTACCGGAGCTAGTTTCTCGACGGTCTCCTCGGCGCACTCTGCCGCCAGCTTCTTCTTCCAGTCTTTCCCGAGCTTCCGCTCCTGAGACTTGACGAACTTCTTTAGCATCGCCTTGACTTCGGGGGATGGGTTCAGGTCCTCTTCACCAGCACCCTTTTCTTTGCGTTCCATTTGACGTGTCCGTCCTCTATGGCCAGACGGGTAGCCGCGCTCACGGTGATCCCAGGGTAGTCCTTGATGGCGTACCCGGTTCCGGCTCGAAGGTCTTCCACGTCCAGCAAATGTTTATGTCTGTGCTCGATGCTGGCCCACTCGGATAGGAGCTTCTTGCAGAGCCTGTCGTAGTCCTCGTCTGGGAGGAGCGAGATGTCGTGATGGTAGTACATGAGGGAGGTCATCAGGTACCAGGGGACCATGGCGTTCGGGTTCTCGTCGATGACGCTCCACATGAAGGTGGCACGTGTAGAGGGTGTCATTCCGTACCTCCTTGAAATAGGCGGAGCCCTGAGGCCCCGCCCTTGAGTAGCCGCCGTTAGATGGCCGTGTTGACGATGATGTAGCCGCTCACTGCGCCCGCCGTCGCGAAGCTCGTGGTCTTGACCTGGATGCGGCCACCCTTGGTGACCTTCCGAGTGTCGGAGCCAGCCGTGGACGACGCGGAGGCGACCGTACCCTTTGCAGCCGCATTGGCGACCGTGGCGACTGCCCCAGCGACATCCGTGGTGCCGACGATTGCCTTTACCGTGCCGCCTGTGGTGACTGCCTTCTGGACGATCACCTTGAGTTCGTTGACGAAGCCGTCCACCGGAGAGACGATCTCCTGGGAGGTGCCAGCCAGCGTGTCCGTCTCGTTGATTGCGAACGGGATGATGATGTCCTGGCCTGCCTTAATGCTCATGCGTATTCCTTCCGTGTTGAGGGGTCACCAGTGGAGGTCCACCCCGATTACCTTGCCGACTCCGACGATGAGGGAGACCAGGAGGACCTGGCCGGAGACCTGGAGTGCCCAGGTGACCCAGCCCGACCGCTTCTCGTCTTCTTCGCTCTCGTCGTCTTCGAGTTTCTTCTCAATGAGCCCCAGCCTTCGGTTGATCTCCGTCTGCTGGGACTTGAGGACTTCTATGCCCGCGTACAGGTCACGCAGGAGACCCTCGTCTGCCATTAGCGCCTCACTAGTCTGAGGAACCACAGGACGATGGACTTACCTGGTGTAGGCTCTTGGACAGTCCCCTCCTCGGGCAGGGCATCGAGTTGCCGCTGGATGTTGTCCAACCTGCGGAGTGTGATCTGATGCTGCCTTTGGAGGGACTTGAAGTAGGGCCTAAGCTCACCTATCGTATTCGGGGCGGTCGAAGCTGGGGAGGTCAGCCTTTCTCTTCTCGCCACCTGTAGCTCCTTCGTCTGGGTCTCCCACGACCATGCCGTTATCCTTGAGCATCTGCCGTAGGGTGTTCTTCTCGGCTGGACTTGCGTAACCCCCACGCACTGCCTTGAGGAGGTCCTTGAGGAGGTCCCTGCGGGCCTCCTTCATGATGTCCTCTAGGTCCATGTCGTCCAGGGAGTCATCCTCGTCCATCTGACGGTTATGTCCCGCACGTGGTCGGTCCTCGTCATCCCTCACGTTCCCTGTCTGGTCGTAGAGAGCCCCGAGGTCTTCCTCGTCGTCTTCCATATGTATGACTCCGTGTATTGGCGTAGTGTTGTGACGTGTTATGCAGCCAGGTCATTGAACGAGAGCTGCTTCCATATCTTGGTAGAACCGGACAGGGCGAGCGTGAGGATGATGTTATCCGCACCCGCACTTAGCAGCTTGTCGGTAATACCGTTGAGGTGGATTGACCCCTCTGCGCCTGCAATGGAGTTGTGCTTCACTGTCACGTCACGTCCAGACGAGGCTGTCTGCAAGATGATGCAGTCACCCACCAGTCGTCCCGCCACGCTGATCTTGTCAAGATCGTCGGCAGCCGCAGCTCCTTCGGTATCAATGACATAGTAACCATGCTTTGCCGTAATGGTGAGTACACCGGAGGCAATGGTCAACGTACTGGCGTGTCGCGAGAAGTTCGGGCACCCTCCTACGCGAGCAGGCTCATTCCCTGCGCCATCGTCTGTGTAGATCACGTAGCCAGCGTTACCAGGCAGCTTACGTAGAGGGCTACCGGACGCGCGATTGTCCGCCAGCGTATGACGGAAGTCGTATATGCCTGTGCGCTCCCTGAGGGGGATGACCGTCTGGTACAGGTTAGCGATACGGTTGAAGCCGTTCGTAGTTCCGGTTCTCTCCTCCATGCCGAAGAAGAGGTGGAGCTTGTCGTCAACCAGTACCACCGAGCCCACACCACAGGCCGAAGCACCTCCAACCTCCCGGTGAGGGATAGTCCCGAGGTGGAAGATTTTCGATGTGACTTGTGACCAAATGTTTCCAGCGGTCAGTGGTAGGTCCAGGAAGTAGGCCGATGTCAGCTCGTCATCTGCGGCCCCCTCCAGATTGCCCGAACGGTAGGAGCCGAAGGCGTACACGCGACCATCAACAATCTCGAACGGCATCGGACTTGACTGCATCCCTACCGGCCCGAAAGTTCCCGCAGGGGCCGTATAGACGTTGATGGAGGCGGACGACAAGTCGTTTACACCAGAGTGCCACCACTTGGGGTTACCGCCAGATGATCCGTTGCGTAGGAAGCCATAGTAGCGCTGCGTAGTTGCGTCATACCTGACGGTCGGCTCCTCGTTTGCGGTACCTGTTGCAATGACATGATCGGTCCAGGTCACGCCGCCGTCAGTGGACCGCATAACTGCCGCACCCGCGCCCCAGTGCGCTCCGACAACAATGGAGTTCCCATGTCCGATGGTCCAACTGTGCACCATGGAGGGCTGCCCACTGAAACCGGCGGGAACGGGGAACGTGATGGGCGTGACGGTCCAGGGCTTGTTGTAGTCGCTGGTGCCAGCCCCGAAGTTAAACGTCCGGTGCCATTTCTCATAGGTGAAGGGGGCCACGTCGAGCCCGCCCGCGCCGACACGGACAATGAGAACCTCGTCATTGCCCCAGATGCCAGCGGACCACACGCTGCGGCCATCCGCCTCCGGGGTCAAGTATTCGGCTGGGGCGAAGCTCGCGCCGTTGTCGTCGCTCGTATACAGAACGATGCGTTCGGTACCGTCTGTGTGACTTTCCTTCTCCATGCCCCAGACGCGTATCTGGTTCTCGATGCGGTACGCCTTGTCTTGAGCCCAGGCGGTGTAGAGAAGGCTGTTGCTGATCTTGGAGGTCGTGACCCCACGCCAGAAGTCGCGGCTACCATAGATGATGGAGCCAACCTTGAAGGCGATCCGCTTGAAGCGGCTGATGTCCGGCATCGAGGACACCGGGTAGATCATGTACTGTCCGTCTATCCGCCTGCCCGAACCGATCTGGGCGAGCATCTTGGTAAACACGGCATCATTGACCGCTGCGGCGGAACTCTCGGACGCTCCCCAGGCCACAGGGCTGGTGAGGAGGTGATCCATCGTGGTGCCTGCAATGAGGCCTCGGATGCCGGTATCGTCCCACGTCAAACGTCTACTTGTCGTGCCCGTACCTACCGCCGTTGCCCAAAGGGAGCCCTTGGTGCCTCGTGCTGTACCAGAGTGAGCCTCCGCCGCCTCCAGTGTTGCCAGAGGCTGGGAGAAGAACGTGGAGACCGCCGTGTAGGTGCGACCGGCGATGTAGCTGATGTACTGTCCCAGCTTCGGGAGCATCCGACCCTGCACCTGGGTCACCTGTGAGGCGTCCTCCGAAGTGTATAGCTCCAACTCGCCGGTCATCCGGTCCCCGGCCTTGGTCACCTTGGTGGAAACCGTCGCCGAAGCCTCAGCCGCGCTTGCCGCCGCAGCGCTTGCCGCCGCATCCGCCGCATCTCTGTGCTGTTGTGAAGTCGTGGAGGCCTGGCTTGCAGTCGTCGCTGAGTTCGCGGCGTTGAAGGCACTCGTTGCCGCCAGCTCAACATCATCCGACACGGCATCAAGGGCTGCACCCAGGTCTGCCAGTTGGGCCTGCCTCTCGGCCTCCGCGTCCTTAGACTCCTGCTGGATGTATAGGACCTGGAGGTCGTTCATGTTGACCCCCTCCCAGTCGAACACGGACGCACCATTAAGCGTCGCGCTTAGCGGGGTCACCGGAGTGGTTCTGAACACCCTGGTCTTCGCGCCCGAGGGAAACCCAGTGTCACACGAGATGAGGCCGTTGTTGATCCACGACCAATTCGTCGTCACCACGTTGTCCACCTTCACCGTGACGTGTTCCCGGTCCAGGAACCCAAAGGTCACAGGTATGGTGTCGCCGGGGCTTTTGGCCCCGACTTCGTTGTAGCTATACGCCATGTGTTGTCCTTATCTGGAAGTCATGGAGTCCAGAAGCTCTCGGGCTCCAGGCGCACCATTGTTCTTCAACTCCCTGTTCTTGAGGATCGCACCCTTGGCTTCCCTCTGTCGTTGCTTGATGAGCGGTCTGAGTTCTGGGTACCTACGCACCAACTCATTGCGAGCCGCCTGGCGATACTTCTGGGTGACGGTCCCCAGGCGATTGAGACGTGTGCCCTGAACCCCGGCGTCACCGTCAGGAAGGAGCTGGTAGGCCTCGGACTTGATGACCGTCGCAAGGGTGTCCTTGAGGGACTTCTTCCCTGGGAGGTGGCCGCTGAGTTTCTGGAACGTCTCGTAGGCATTCCGCCCGTCATTGAGTGTGATGTCCCGTAGGTCCACCGCGTCCAACTTCGGGTCTGGCTTTCCGAGACCCTTGCCTGTCTGGAGCATGATGCGGTTGTGCTCTGCTTCCACCAGGTCTGAGTCCTGTGTGCCGACCACCCCTACAGTCCGCTCGATGGGGTCCCCGAAGACATCGTGTGACTTGGGAAGCGTCTCGCTGAGGCCTGGCACCCCACGGATGAGGTTGTCCAGGAAGCCACGCGCCTCCCTGAGGTACGGGTCCGGGTTGTGTCCACGCATGAGAGAGCTTGCGGGGATCATGGAGCCTGCCGTTCGGCCCATCCACTTCGGGAGGTTCCGCTCCGGGTCCAGCGCCGCCTCGATGCCGCTGTTCAGGTTGAGGAGGAAGGTCTTCTCCCCGAGGTTTCTGGCCACCGCCACGACTGTTGCCGTGACCGCCTCGGAGTAGTCCCTGTCCGGATCATTCTGCATGAGCTGCACGGTGTCTGCCACCAGGCCCATCGCCATGCCGAACGGATCGAAGCGTCCCATCTGGAAGTACTTCGTTTCACCCGCGTCGTTGGTCCAGACGATGGAGTAGGGTTTCCACCCCGTTGCCATCAGCTCCTGCTTGACCTTGAAGTCTGACGGGCCTGCCCCTGTGAACCTGCCGTTGACGGCGAGGTGAGCGGCGATGCCCGCGAACATGGAGCCCATGATGAACTGGCCGTAGGCGTGAGCCCTGGCCTCCTCACCAGCTTTACCCAGGAAGGCATCCCGGAACTCCTTCTGGACCATGTTGAGGCCAGGAGTCATCTTGATGCCGTAGCGGATAACGTTGACGGGCGTCTTGACGAAGGGCAACACCAGGGACAGGGCCGGAGCGGTGCGACGTGCATTCGTCAAGGCCCGCCCGAAGCTGCCGCCGATGGTCACGTCATAGTCGAGGTCCTGTTGGAAGCCGACCATCTGGGACTCCCGCAATGCCTTGGCGTCGAGAGCGTTCCCGGATGAGGGGTCGATGGCGTCGTTCATGGACTTCTGGATGAAGGCCTTGGTGTCGGCTGCATTGAGACCTGCCTCTGCCGCCTGGACCGCCGCCCTCGATTGGACGACCGCCCGGTACCGCATGGTCTTGAACATTTCGTCCACCGCACCCATGGTCCGCGTCGGGAGGCCCACGATGGTCCGGTAGTTGGCGGAGACCCAGGCGTTGTGTGCCAGGTCCCAGACACTCTTGACCGGCTTCCACGGCAACTCACCAGGAGCCAGCGCCGCAGTGCCACCCTGGAAGACCTCCGTGTTGTGAGGTGACAGGATGGAGTCCCCCTTGCGGAAAGCCTCCACGGCATTCGACCAGCCATCCACGAGGGAGGTGACCGTGTAGCTGTACTCCTTGAGGGCCTGCTTGGTGACGGAGGAAAGCTCCGCCCGCCTGCCGGGGTCCTTGGTGATCAACCTCAGGGCGGCACTTCCGAACAGCTTCTCGGTCGGCCTTGCGGTCAACATGAGGGCGTTCGTGGTGACGTTGACGAGGTGTGACGGCCACATCCAGAGGAGACCGTTGGTCAGGTGGAAGGTGGCCTCATCCATCACCCGGTCAGCCCACTTGCGGTCGGCCAGGAGCATGATCTTCTTGGGGTCGCCCCCGGCCTTCTCCATGATGATGGCGAGCTTGGCGGGGTCCAGGTTCTTGATGGTATTGAGGTCGGCCTCCCGCACCCGGAACTGCCTCCGAGCACGGCGCAAAGCACGGCCTGAGTTGGCGAGCATCGAGTTGGCAGACGCCATTACGTCCACCGCCGCCGCGATCCTGGCCTTGAGTTCCCCCTGGGCGACCTCCGCACTGCCGGAGAAGGCTTCGAGCTTCCCGAGGCGTATCTGCTTCGCCAGGTCGTCGGCGTCGAGGAACATCTTGTTGCCGATACGGAGAGCCGCCTCCATGTAGGGGACGATCTTCGTCGCTTCCTCGCCCATCTCCGTGATCTGCCCCAGGAGCAACGCCGGGTCCTCATTGAAGGACTCTGCCAGTTCCTTGGTGATGTCGCGGACCCGAGCGTCGGACAGGACGGCCCCGCCCTTGGCGATGTCGTAACGCCCCTTCAGCACCTTGGCGGTCTGGCGGACGAAGGCCATGGTCTCGTTGGTGCCCCGGAGCTTCTGCCAGGGGAGCTTGGTGTTCTTCCCCGGCTTGTATCCGTTGGCGACCGCCTCCTCCATGGAGCCGTACTTCCTGATCGCCCTGGCGTCCGCCGCGCTGCCCCGAACGATGTCGTCGAGCTGCTTGTCGGTGACCTCCTCGGTGCGGAAGACACCCGGCTCCTTGACTTCCGTGGGGACTATGCGCTGGCCGTCAGGACCAATCGGCTGCGAGATGCCGACCCGCTCGGTGATGTCCTCCTTGGGGGTGGCTACCGGCTGAGCCTCGTCACCGCGCTTCAGGACAATCCTGGCGTCATCGCCTGGAGATGGCATGTAGATTTGCGCAGCACCCCAGCGCTGGCCCTTCGCATCGGCCATCATTCCGCCCTGGACGGAGACGATCTTACGGGTCTTACCCTCGATGACCATCTCCACTGTGCCGCCAGAGCTTAGGGTATCCTCCACATCCTTGACGATACCGTCCGCCGCTGCTGTCTGGTCGAACTTGCCGTCTGCCCCAGTGAACCGGGACCGTATGTCGGCGCTTCGGAGTTCCGTGGTGCCAGCCTGTACGTTCGCGCCATCAGGTCCAGCCGCTTGCTGAGGAGGTACCGGAGGACTGGCTTCTGGTGGAGGAACAGTACCATCGGCGTTCCCGGCTTGTTCAGGTACTGCCGGAGCAACACCTGCCTCGCCTGTCTTAGGTTGGTCAACAACTGGTGCCTCCTCCACGGCGCTGGACTTCTCCAGCTTCTTGATCTCTTTGAGAGCTTCGTCCTGGCGACCGGCTCTGAGTAGCTTGACCACCTTGACGGCCCCGAGGAGCGCGAAGTCCACCCCGATTGACTCGATGGCGTTCTTGAAGCGTCCCTCTGCGGCGCTGTCATCCGGGTCTGCCGCCAGGTATGCGGTCACCGGGTTCTGGAGCGTCGGGAACTCCTCGATGATGTCTGAGAGGCGATCCTCATGGGGGTCGAGGACGACGGAGGATGCCCCCGCCGCCTTGGTGATCTCGTAGGTGGCCCGAGCTGCCTTGCCACCCGCCTTGAGCTTCTGGAAGACCTTGATGGGACCCATGATCTTGCCCGCCCCGATGAGGCCGGTGACCATCTGGGAGATACCTATGGAGACCGAATTGACGGCGCTCTCATCGGCCAGCTCCTTGGACCGTCGCTCAACGTCGCGGCGGAGAGACGACTTATCCTCCTCGGCGGGCTCCCCAAAGATGAAGTCCTTGGTCTCGAAGCCTGCCTTGGCGATGCCACCACCGACCGACTTCCATGCGTCTCCTGCCTTCTGGAGGAGAGACTTCTGGGGCGCGGCCTGGGGCTGTTCCTCGACGGGTGCCTCCTGAGGCTCCTGGGCCGGAAGCTCTGCCTCCAGCTCCTGCATCGCCTGTTGGATGAGTTCGTCCTCGTTCATGGTAGCTCCTTGCTATCTCTTGTGATACCTCGCCTTCACCTCTGCGAGGACGGCTCGGACCTGATCCGGGGTGACCGGCGTGTGTGACTGGTTCCCGTAGTAGCCCTTGCCCTCGGGTGTCGGGATGGAGGCCCACTCCTTGGCCAGGTTTAGGAGGAAGGTGTCTTCCTTCATCGTACCGGCGAGGTACTTGGAGAGGCCGCGGCCTTCCAGGAGGTGTAGGCAGATGGCGTCCTGACACTCCTCTGAGAACAGGATGGTGTCTGGGAGTTCCAGAGCCTTCTTGACCTTGCGAAGGGTTGTGCGAACCACCTGGTATCGACCACAGGCCGACGAGTTCAGGGTGTTCTTCGGGTGTGCCAGCATCCTGGTCTGGAGAGCGTCCACCCCGGCAAGGGACATGGTGATCAGCCTAACGTCACCACCTGAATATGCCCCGTAGCCGAGCGTCTCGTTGTAGCCGTCCCCCTTGTCGGTCCCCTCGGACTTACCTAGGAGATTGAAGAGAGGTCGGTAGACGAAGTAGATGTCCTTCGGGGGTACCGGCTCTGCGGGTTTCGCTGGGACCGGCGCAGCCGGAGGCGTCCCACGGAAGCGGTTCCGTAGGCTGGTAAACCAGTTGAGCATTCACTTATCCTTTACTTTTGGAAGAGGAGTCGCGGACCTTGGAGAGGGCCGTTCGGACTCCAGAAGATGAGGTCCCGACCCGCTGGCCCTTGTAGGTGCCCTTACCGGATGCCTTCGGGAGGGAGGCCCACTCGGCGGACAGGCCGGTCATGAACTCCTCGTCGGAGATTTCCCCAGCCAACCACCTGGAGAGTCCACGGCGTTCCAGTAGGCGCATGGCGATCTGGTCCTGAAGCTCTGGGGCGAACTTCATGTCGTCCGTGAGTCCCAACTCCTTCTTAATGTCTCGGAGGGTGGTGCGGATGACCTGGTACCTTCCGATGGCAGACGAGTTCCACTTGTTGTTAGGATGCCGGAGCATCTCAGTCTGAAGGGCGTCAATCTCACCCAGCGTCATGTTCACGAGGTCCACGTCACCCCCAGTGTAGGCCCCGTATCCGAGCGTCTCGTTGTAGCCGTCCCCCTTGTCGGTCCCCTCGGTGTGGCCCACCAGGTTGAGGATGGGGGCGACCGGAACGTTGGATGCAGTCAGGCGCTCCACCTTGGGCGGATCGCTGAGGAGCGACGTGAGCTTGCTGCGGGTATCCGGCGAAATCGAGTTGGTCACCGTGGGATCGACGCCAGGGTTGCCTCCAGAGAGCCGCTGAATGCGTTCGTGGAGAACCTGGTTAGCTTCCTCGGGGGTGAGACCCTTCGCCTTCGCCAGGCGGTCCACTGCGGACCTGCGGGCTTCACTGAGCGTTTCGAGCGCTGGGGCTGGGCTGAGTGCCGCGCCATCGGGCGATGCCTCTGGCTGGGCTCCTGGGGCGGGCTGAGCGGGCTGCTCCTCGTCGTCCCCGGTGAACCAGTCCATGATCGCGCCTGGAGCCTGCGTCACGAAGTTGTAGAAGCCGCTCGACTCTTCCTCCGGGATCGGCTCCACCGGGGGCTGCTCCAGGGGGACCTCGCCTGCGGCCTGCGCCGCCTTGTCGGCCTCCGAGATGTAGTTCCCTGCGGTCGTGTCTCCTGGGGTCGGGACAATGCGCTTCTGGATGAGCTGGCCGATCTCCATCGCCATCTTCTCCTTTTCGAGGAGCGTGGCATCCGGGTTCTTCACCTCCCAATCCAGGAGCATGTTGCGGTAGTCGTAGAGCGCCTCCAGGCCCTCCGAGGAGAGACCCTTGGTGCCGTCCAGGAAGGCCATCTCCCCAGCGCCGGTCGCGTTGGTGATGAGCTTCACGGTGTCCTTGTAGGTTGGCGACGTGAAGATGCCGCCGTCCCCAGCCGCCTTCTTGATGGCCTTCACCCGGTCGAGGGCCTTGATGAGCGTCTCCGGGGTCTTGATGACACCCTTCTCGCGCATCTCCAGGACGTAGGCTTGTCCGGCCCCGTTGTCGATCTCGGTGTAGACATCCAGAAGGGCGGAGCTGTCTTCCTGTTCGCCCAGCTCACCGTACTCCTTCTTGTACTTCGCCAGCTTGTAGCGTATCTCGCCGTCGCGGCGGGACAGGGTGGTGATGAGTTCGTCCGGGACTTCCTTCCCTTCGGAGAGGAGGCTCACGGCCTGCGCCAGTCGCTCCTCGTGTTCACGCTTCTCCAGTTGCTCTCGGGTCTGCGCCAGGTCGGTGGCTTGCTGGGCCTGCTTGTTCTCGATCCTCTGGGTGGCCCGGAGCTTGGCTTCGCGTACCTTGGGGTCTCTGGACATGGGGGTTGACTGTCCGGGGAGAGTCTTGTCGAGGATGTTGAGCATCTCCACACTCCCGGACTCCTCCGCCTGGAGGACGACCGACTCCACGATCAGGGCGTCAAAGTCCTCACCACGCTCACCCTTGGAGATGGCCTCCTCACGTTGCTCCATGAGGTTGCCCCACAGAGTGTCATAGTCCACCTGGCCTTCCGCCTGGGCGTCGTCGTGGGACCGGATGAGGGTGTCCGTGACGATGGCACCTGAGGTAGCCTTGGCCTTTGACCTGAGGTTCGCTGCCCGTTCCGCACTGAAGGTGTCGTACCCGGTGGTCGCCATGCGGTCGAGGTGCGGAGCGAGACCAGCTAGGATGTCTGGGTCCTGGTCCTCCCCAACGTTCGCGGCCATCCAGTCGGAGGTGAACCTGGCGAATGCTGCCGGATCGTCACTGTCCCGGCCCTCCCACTGCTGATAGTCCAGCGAGAACTTGTCCTGGAGCTTCAGACCAGCCAGGTGGCCCTGCTGCTTCTTGTACCACTGGACGTAGGACTTCGAGGCGGTCGCCGGGATGAGCCCCTCTCGGACGGCATCTGCGTAGCCCACCTGATTGTTGCGGTGGAAGTCGGCAATCGCCTTGGCCTTGTCCGCCTCGTCACTCTCCACCTTGCGCTGGGCCATGAAGGACCCTAGGCCGGTATCGAACGACGCCAGACCTTCGGCCAGCTCGTGGAGTGTGGACCGTGCTGGGTCTGCCGGTCGGACGTAGGTGCTCACCGGAGAGGCGATGCCCTGGATACGTTCGGGACCGGAGACCTCCCGTACTTGTGCTCTCGCCATGGAGTCTCCTTATCTGGCGGCGTCCGCCGAAGCCTTGAGTGCCCCTCCGATGCCCTGGAGCGCGTACCCCAAAGGATTCGGGGAGACGGGCGTCGAGACGGAGTTGATGCGGTTGCTGATGTTGGTATTGGTGGCCTTCAGGTTCTGCCCGAGCTGCGCCACGGTGTTGAGGTAGTTGGTCTCCTCTGCGGCCTGCTTCTGGCCGATCTTCCGGTTGATGCCGGTGAGGATGTTGTTGAGGGAGATACCCGATAGGCCCGCATTGGCGGCGGAAACCTCGGCCTCGGCCTTGATCTCTGCCCCCTCGATCTCGCTCATCTGCTGCTGCTGGGAGTGGCCTGCCTGCTCCTGGACCATACGGACCTGAAGTTGCTGCTGCTCCTCGCGACCGGAGGCCAGGGCATTGACGTAGTTCTGCTTCCACTGTGCCGCCCTGGCGTCGTAATCATCCTGGGCAGCGGCGAAAGAGACCACGCTTGTTGCGAGAGCCACGGCGGCTTGTACGCACATTACGGTCTCCTTATGGTGTAGAGTTTGAAGGGGAGCCCGAGGGGCTGGAGGAACTCCTCCCTCTGGAAGGTGAACCCAAGCCACTCCAGCCAGGTATGGTGCTTTGTGTTGCGGCTATCGGACCAGGCCTCAAGTCTGGAGTACAGGCGGGTGAGCTTATCGACCTCGCCCTTGAGTGCCCGGTGGAGGGAGATGGCGTGTCGCTCGGCGGTAGAGGTGGCAAACATCCAGACATTTCCGGTGTAGCCCAGGTCAAGGTCGTCCACACCCCAAAGGATGAGGGCCTTACCGTCTTCCCCTACCGCCGCCCACGCCGCACCGCCGTCCTCGAAGACACCCCTTAGGTTCTCCTCGAAGTTGGGATTGCCCGTCCCGGCATACCACTCCCTGTAGTCCTCTGGACGAATGTCATCCAGGATGGGAGGGAGGTGGTCCGGTCTGGCCTCCTCGACGGTGATCTTCATGCTGCCCTCTGCGTAAGCTCGTAGACATACTGGATGGCTGTCCAGGTGGCCCCGAACGGCGTCTTGTTGACCAGCTCGATCTCAGCATCCTCCGTCTCGCAGCCTACACTGAACTTGAAGCTCCCGGTCTTGATGGGAACGTCCGCGTTGGTGATCGTCTGGTCTCCCAGTATGCGACCCTCGTAGGTCTGCCGCACCACGGAGCCGTCCCGCTTGTAGACATTCACGTCATACTCGGTAGTGTCCTTGTGGGCGATCTTGCCGCTAAGGACTGTCAGCTTGTCGTGGATGATGGGCTGGTCGTTCCTGTCCCTGGCGTAGAACCGGGAGAACCGCCTCTTGGCCACCGGTATGACCCCGATGTAGAACTTCTTGGTACTGGCGTTGGTGAGGACCCTGACTGTCGTGCCGTTCGCCCACTCCAGAGTCAGCTCCCGCCCCCGCTGGGAAACGTCCGGGATGTCCTCCCTCTCAACACACACGAAGTTGGCTTGCTGATCGGTTGGCACCGGATACGGCAGGGTCACCGTAAAGTAGGTGCCGCTGAATACTGCCCCAGCTTCGCTGACGCGGTGGTCCAGGCGGAGAGGAAGCCTCTCGTTCTCCTCGTCACCAACGGCATTGAGCTTTACCTTCTCGATGGTGACCTTGCCGACCCACTGGAAGAGGAAGTACGCGGTGTCCCGGTCTATGCCTGCCCAGAGTATCCGGGATGGTGCACCGAAGGTCCACTTGTTCCAAGCTGACTGGACCCGGTCCTGTCCCTGATTGTAGGACTGGTAAAGGTAGGCAGTCTTCAAGGCATTCTCCGTGAGGTAGAACGTCTTGCCGGTGGCCGACCCTGTGGCAATGCCCCGGATGAGTCCATCAAGTAGGCGAGGCACGTGGTCCGTGATGGCGATCTCGCCCTGGGGTACGCCCTGACGGAGGAACACCTCGGTGATCTTCGACCAGCGTCCTACCGTGGTACCAAACACGAGGGACGACATACCGATTGGCTTCGGGGGGTGGTTCCCGTCGTACTCGTAGTTGGCCATCGGGAGGACCTCGGTGGTCTCCTCCTTGATTGCGTCTTGGCCGGAGTCCAGGTAGGTCTGCTGCCCGTCGCCCCAGAACTGGAGCTTGCCGCCAGCCACGACCGCATACTCGATGAGGGTGGAGGAGCCGTTGGAGATGTCGTAGTCGATGGGGTCCGTCTTCAGGTTCGTCTGTGCCGTGTCCGGGAAGAACACATAGGCGTTCCTTGACCGGGAGAGCGACATGTTGAACTCGGAGACTGCCGCAAGCCTGCCAGAGATAAACTGGATGGAGCGTATTGGGTAGCCGATGAAGGACGGATCGACGGAGGTGTATTCACCGTCCCCAGACACCCGGCTCCCCCACGATGCCGCCTGCACGGTGAATGCGTTGAGCCCAGTGTTGACCAGGATGTGCGGCATTGTCGCCGCGTTGACGCCAAGGACGACATCTGGGGCCACGACTTCCTGCCACCGCCCTATATCAGTCCCTCCGACGTACTTGAGGTAGTACCGCTCATCGTTGGCTCCGCCGTGCGGTGAGACCGACACCTGGTAGTCGCCTTTACACTTTGTAGGCAGGTCGGCGATTGTCTTTACGGAGTCCGTGAAGGCCTTCATGTGGGTGTCCCCCACGCCGTCCGCCGTTCGTATATCCAGATCGACTCCGCCGGGTGCGGTGATCACAATGGTGCTACCGTAACGGTTGGAGACGAAGGTGCCGTGGCCGTCAGCCGCAATGGCCGGGAAGACCGTCGAGTTGAGTACGTCACTGAACTCCTTGGCGAGATGGTCTGTGGCGATGAATGCCGCGTTGGCGGATGTACTGTTGTCCGGTGTCGTGTAGCTACAAACGTAGGTAGTGCCATTGACGATGAGGGACAGGGTGTAGGTGAGAGCGTACCCTCCTGCCCTGAAGTAGAGACACGCCTGGTTGAGCCTCTGGGCACTCTTGGCCGTACCCATCCCGACCACCTTGGTCCGGTTGAGGAGGAACGTGGTGTCCCCAACGGTGACTGCCTGGAAGGACCTCCGCGCGGAACCGCTCTGGGCCAGGTAGGAAGAGATGCTCCCGGAGATGGTGGCCTCCACACCTGTCACCCGGTTGAAGATGCGCAGGGAGCCCGCCTCGATTACGACAAGGTACTTCTCCGTCTCGCTTCGGATGATCTCGTGGGTGAACGGGTCTGAGTAGGAGGCGTTGAAGGATGAGATGACGACGGAGCCCATTCGGCTTACCGCCCCGTCGAGGACCTCATTGAGGCAATTCTCCTGGTCTGCCGCACTGGCCGTACCCCTGGAGATGTCTGCCTGCTGGCTGATGCCCTGGATGAGACTGGAATGCGTACTAGAGCTGACGGCCATTATCTGTTTCCTCTCATCCTCTGGAAGAATGGGTTATGGACCCTGAGACCACCACGTCGCAGTCTGGCGTCGTACTTCTCCAGGGCGATCTTCGCCTGACTGACATCCTCGGAGGTGACCCGGAGCGAAGGGCTTCCAGGGTTCTCGGAGTTGGAGAAGCGGATTGCCGCCGCCGTGGCGATGTACCAGCGGGCGGGCTGCGGAAGGTTGTCGAAGGGCTTGGCGAGCTGGGCCAGTAGGTAGACCGGCTCTGTGAACTTGAAGGTGCTGTCACCTGAATTGTAGAGACGACCACCATCATCCTGGAGGAGTAGGTGCTCGGAGCGTGGCGCGGGGTTGAACGCCATGATGTTGAACGGCAGGGCGATCTCACCGTTGGCATCCGGGTCCAACTTCAAGGCTTGCTCTGTGCAGAAGTTGTACGGGTGGGACTGGACATTGACGGACTCCTCCGCGAGCATCGCCTGCGCCTTCTGGGCGGTTGGCTTGGCGTTGGGACCGAGCGACGACACCGGGTCTTCCCCGATGTTGCGAAGCATCAGGTTCACGGCATCCAGTTCCGAGATACGGCGAGGGTTCTGTAGGGATGGCATCTAGGAGGTCCTCGTGTGGATGGGGAGGAGCCCCCGGCGAACCGGGAGCCCCACTGGAGGTATTAAGTTAGACGCGATCCGCCTTCGTGATCTCGAAGGAGCACTCACCCCGGAGGATGCCGTGGCCCTCGAACTTAGAGGCGATCAGGAGCGTACCCAGGCGGTCTTCCTTGTCCGTCATGGTGACGCGGATACCGCGACGACGGAGGGTGCCGACTGCCATCGGGTTGGCGATGACGCCGACCGTGTTGGTGAAGTCGCCCTGGTACTTGGCGCGACCCGAGGTGACGTTCGTCTTCGGGAGCGAGTTGGTGCCCTTGACCGAGAGGCCGGCGATCTGGCCGACCGTACCCGCTGCGCGGTTACCCGAACCTGCCGTGTCAACCGTGTCGATGCCGGTGTAGCGGGCCAGGAGGAGCTGCTGCTGCCAGGGGAGCCAGTAGGTGGAGTGACCGCCGCCGACATCGTTGGTACGGATGTACTCCACACCCTTGAAGGCGGCTTCTTCCAGCTTGGCCGGATCGGTGGCCACTGCGGCGTCGAAGTAGTAGCCCGGAGCCGGATGACCCGAGAGACCACCCAGGCCGGTTTCCTCACGCGATGCGAGGATCAGGGTCCGACCGATACGGGCGTTGGACTCCGAGGCGAGGGACTGGCCGAGCTGCTGGGCATACGGGCGGGAGAGCGGGTAGTGCGTCAGAAGCTCATCGATCTCAGCGATGAAGGCAGAGTCGAACAGGATGGCGTCGAGGCTGATCTCCTTCTCGTTGTGATCCATTGCGCCACCGACGATGAGTTCGCCGGGGATGTGCTCCTGGGCGTCACGCTTGCGGCCAATGATCGGGAAGGTCTCGGACTTGCCTGCCGAGATGCTGCGGACGAACGTCTGACCCTCGAAGTCATACGACTCCTCCCAGGACTCCAGAACGTAGTCCGTGAAGTTGCGCATGAAGAGTTCGCGGTCGTCGGTGCCACCCGGCTTTTGACCCGGCTTCGTGCGGCTGTCGCTATACGTGCTAATGGTAGTTCTCCTTTGCAAAGAGGATGGGTCTGATGGAGACCCCTGCGGTTACGTCTCAGTGCTGGTCACTTCGCCAGGCGGCTGAGACCTTCCTTCAACACAGAGTTCACACTGAGCTGGGCCTTCTCGGCGGCAGCCTCAGGTATGTCATCCGGGATGGTGGAGAGGATGGAAGCAATCTTACCGGCCTTGCCTGGTAGCATGAGTGATGCTGCCTGCTTGAAGCCGAAGACTGCGGAGAAGATGATCGCCCAACCGGCCATATACCAGTAGGCGATGTCGGCGTTGAACGCCTTGAGGTAGTCGAACCCATCCATGACGAATGGACGGATGCCGGGGATGAAGAGGCCGATCATCGGGACGGCCCAGAGGATGAGCATGAACTCGTCCTTCCAGGAGCTACCCGCCTGGTCTGCCCACTTCAGGTCCCACTCGATGTCTGCCTTGACCTTGTAGGCGGCGATCTCGGCCTGGGCCTTGAACTCTGCCACCTCTTTCTCCAGCTTGGCGGAACGTAAGGTGTCACGCCTCTGGGACCACGCGGAGAACTCCTTTACCAGGAACTCCCCGAATGGCAGGAACGCGAGGAGTCCCATGGTGGTTCTCCCCTAGTCGAACTTGGAAATCTTGAGACGGCGGTTGTGAAGGTCCCACCCCCGCTTGTCGTTGTCGCGGAGGTTGTTGCGGACCTCACGCATCTCCTGGCGGCTGGCGTAGGGCTTCACGTCGGAAGACACCTTGCCCTGCCCCTTGGTGGCGTCACGCTTCGGCAGCTTCGGCTTCTGCGGAGGGTTGGCCCGGTTGTAGCGCGACATGAGCGCCTCGACGGCCTCCTGCTTCGCCTCCAGGTCCTTGCCCTTCGTGATCTTGTTGAAGCGTTCGACTTGCTCCTTGGTGTAGCCGCCCTCCTTGCCCCACTTCAGGGCCTCGGCCAGCTTGTCAGCACCGCCCGCGATCTCAAAGAGCTTGAAGTCGTGGGACTCGACGGACTTCTCGGCGGCTTCCTTGTTGGTCGCGGCCATCGCCTCGATCTGCTTGACGGTGGCCTTGGAGATGCCCTTGGAGGCAAGGTACTCGTAGGTGGCTTCGTTGAGGCCGTCCACGCCCTTGGCGACGTTATCGAAGTACTCCTTGGAGAGAGCACCTTCGGCGTCCAGGGAGCCGTCCTCGGTGAGGAACTTGGCGTCGAACTTGGCGACTACTTCCGGGTCGTCCGCAACGAAGTCCCCGAGTTCAGCATCACCAGCCTCCTCAGAGTCTCCATCTGCATCACCATCCACATCGGCATCGACTTCGCCGTCCACGCCATCGCCTGCTTCAGCATCGCCGTCCGTATCCTCTGCGTCCAACTCCAGGTCATCGCTGTCCATCTCAATGCTGCCCTTGGAGGCGGACGTGGTGTCTTCCTCCATGCCGCCCATCGAGACGGTGAAGCCCGAGCTTTCGCTGGCGATGCTGTACTCTGCGGTTTCCTTAGCCATTCGGCATCATTCCTTCTGGTGCTTGACCGTTCTCCAGCATCTGAGTCATCATGTCCGCCCCGCCCTTGGCGAGTGGCCCTACGGCCTTGTCCATGATGCTCTGCTGCATAGCGGCGTTCTGTTGTTCGGCCTGGTCGTTGGCCATCGTGTCGGAGTCCTTGACGAGGCCTTCCGCCTTGACGTTCTTGATGGCCGCGAGGCGGCGCAGGTAGTCATCGACGTGGAGGTATTTCTCGACCACAGGGTTGTTGAGGGCCTCTCCGGCCTCCACCATGAACTCCCTGAGACGGGTGCCCTCGGAGGACTGCCCCAGACTGTCGATGCCAGTGACGACTGCCACGCGGACCAGGCCCTCTGGGAGCTTGCCTAGCTTCTTGTCGCTCTCCTCGTGGAGGTGGATGAAGCGGAGGACGAAGTACCGCTGGGATGTCTGGGAGACACTGGAGTAGAGTCCGCCCATGGCCTGGTCGATCTCGGACGCCAGGATGCGCCACTCCTCGGCGGTGACACGCTCTCCCTGCCGCTGTACGGAGGAGAACATGAGGAACGCTTGGCCGAGACGCCTTGCAGCCTTCTCCATCTCCTGGCCCACCACTGCTAGGTCCCCGCCCTTTTCGGCGCGGAGGGTGCTGACATCCTGTTCACGTCCTGGGACGACCTCCAGGTTGTCGGCCTCAAGTACATCCTTGATGTCCGTCTGTCCGGTCGGGTCCACCAGAGTCAGGAAGCGGGCTGCCGCCGTGCCGCCGTCCTGGAGCGCCGCCGAGAAGTTCTCGACCGCAAGCATGTCCCCTTCGTAGTCCTGGCAGTACGGGAGGAACCAGTCGGAGCCATACTCCGGGATCATCCCTCCAGGGTACATCGTGGGGGTCTCGTAGTCGGCATAGGCCACCGTGTCCTCGATGACTTCTCCGCCCTCGACCTCCTGCCAGTAGACGTACTGCTTCTTGCCGCCGTCGTTGATTAGCTTCTGGCAGTGGTAGATGCAGATTTCCTCGTCCCACGGATTGCCGGAGGACTGGTAGTTGTCCGCCTTGGAACGATCTGCCGCCTCGATCACATCGTCGTCAGCCACCATGCGGGACACGGAGGTCTTCAGGACGGTCACCAGGTGTTGTCCCTGGGAGTCCCTCTTCACCACGTAGTGATGCATGTTGTAGATGACGGGGTGGTCAATATCGACCCAGAACACCAGTGCGTTCCCGGTCATGAGGAGGAGCTTATCGTAGAGGGTGATGGCCGCTCGTGACTTGGTGGCCTCCAGACGTTGCCGGTGGGTCTCCTCTCGACGGGACAGGGCGTACATGATCTCGGAGTAGAGCTTCGGGTCGTTCCGGATGTCCTCGTCCAGCTTGTGCTCCTCCGGGGTGAACTTCCATCCGGGGAGACCAGGCGGGAACGCTCCCAGCATCATCTTCGAGGCGAGGGTGTTGATGGCATAGGCGTTGACGGACTGGTTGGGGATCGCGAGGGGATCGCCGTTCTGCCAATCCTCCGGGGGGAACGTCGAGGGGCTTGAGATGTCTGCGAGACGCCTACCAAGCTCCACCGGCCCGGTGCGTCCTGCCCGCTGGCTTTCGTAGAAGTCCTCGGCGGTGACTCCCAGGGAGGTGTCGCTTAGGGTTTCCATTGTCACCTCACATTGTGATCGGGCTGTTCGGGTTCACGGATGTCTGGGTGGTGCGCCGGTTGACGCGGTAGTTCGGTGCCTCCTGGCCGAATAGGTCTTCGCTCTCCTGGCGGCGGGCCTCACCCACTTCGGGGGCGTCGGCTGGCTCTAGAGGGGGAGCTGGGGCTGCGGCTGGCGTTTCCGCCTTCGGAGACTTTGGCTTCGAGAAGCACATGGGCTCACATCCTTATCTGTTCTTGCTTCGGCTTGACCTGAGGGACCGACTTGACGGCGGGTGCTGCGGGGCTTGCCGTCCGTGTCTGATCCTGAGGCGGCTCCTTCGAGAAGGTGAAATGCTTGTCGGCGTTCTCGGGAGCGTAGGAAGGGGTGTTGACGGGAGGAGCAGGCGACCTGGAGGAGAAGCACATCAGCGGTCCACCTCGAAGGAGTAGTCCACCCGGTCTCCGTTCTGGGCCATCTTGATGATCGTCTCCGCCAGTTCCACCTTACCGGCGTACCGATGGGCTTCCTCCAGTCTTTCACCCGGCTTGATGCATCTCGGCTTGAAGGTGTCCATCAGCCACTCCACCAGGTCGGGGGTGACCCTGGGCGTCCTGGCAGTTTGGCGACGACCACCGAACGTATTGGTGGCCTTGTGGAAGGGATCGTCCATCAGCGGCTCCATTGGGTGTCTCCGTCGAGGTGACGGATGTACATGGCCAGGTTCCGCATCGCCTTCTTCAGGTCCTCGACCCCGTTCTTGAAGGGGTACCGGGTGACGTACTTGAGGAAGTTCTCGATGCACCAGTGGTAGCCACCTGAGGTGACGATGAAGTAGGTCGGCTCCATGGGGAAGCGGTCGTAGTGATCCGGCTTCATCACCTGGTCGCCCTTGGTGTTGTTCGGCTTCCACCCGGAGATTGTCAGGAGGTCCACCTGGCGGGAGATAAGCTCCACGGCCTTGGATAGGGTCTCCGGCTTGTCCAGGTTCCGCATGACCGTACCGATGACTTCCCTCTGGAAGGGTGTCAGCTCACGGTTGACGTGGAGGAACACGTCGAGGAGGAGTGCCTTACGGTGGACCCACTTAGAGTCGGACTCCATCTTGTTTCTCCTTTATGATGCGATAGATGGAACCGGGGGCCTTCATGGTGCCCTTGACGAAGTCGGCGTGGACGCCTAGCTCCTTGAGCAACTCCCTGGTCCGGTGGTCGATGGCGATTGCCTCGTCCCTGGTCTGGTTCCGTCCGTTCGGGTTGTAGTCCTTCGTCCTTTCGAGGAAGAAAGAGATGTTGTCGTAAAGACCCCATGCTCCGAGTGCCGCCTGGCGGAACCACTTGGTGTCGAAGCGCGGGGAGGTGTACAGGAGACCCAGGAGGAGCGGGCTGTCGGTGATCACGTAGTCCACCTTGCCCTCCAGCCGGGAGAGCTTGTACTCCTGCTTGGCGAGGATGTAGAGCTGGTTCTCCAGCGCCGACTGTCTCCTCTCCCAGGTCAGGTCCTTGGCGAACTCAGTCACCAGCTCCACCTCGTGGCCCATGATCTTCATGATGTTGAAGAGGCCAGCCGCCGTGGTAGACTTACCGGCCCCAGGCCCCGCGAAAAGGTTGATCACCAGCATTCATCACCTCACGCTCTGCGCTCTGCTTCCGTCATCAGGAAAGAGCCAATCAGGGTTGACATGTTCCGTCCCATCCCCAGCGAGGCCTCCTGGAAGAGTTCGCTCCGTGGGTCGGCCCCGAAGTGCAGTGCGGCCCGGTTAAGCGCTACCATCAAGGCGGATGCCGCGTTGGTGACGTTGTTGAGTGCCTCCACGTCTGCGGCCCCGAACTGGGGCGTGTCAGATACAGGATCGTCCATGCCCTACTCCTCTGAGTCTATGATGATGGATGGGAGGTGTTCTTTGAGGTCGGAGAGGACCTGGATGGCCCTCCCCATGTTCTCACTGTGACAGTCCACCTTCTTTACCAACCCCTGGCGTATTCTGGTGAGGGACTGAATGATGGTGTCTATGTCCTCCGTAATGAAATAGGTCGCCTTGCCTGCCCTAGTCATCACCGGGCACCCAGAGCTTGACGGTGAACGTCTCGAAGTCGTAGTCACCGTGGAGGAGTATCTTGGCGAGCCGGGCATTACGGAGGGCGTCGGCCTCGGTGAGGCCGGCCTTCTCGTAGTTGCACACCACGGCCTCCCAGATGGAGCAAGGACCAGCGGAGTGCCACTTGACGACCTTCTGCCCCTTGTTCTTCCCTCTGGTGATGACGCCTTCCTTGGGGACGAGGCGCTCCGGGTTCTCCACGATGGCTTCCGCCCTGGTCTTCCCGATGCCTGGGCACCCTGGGTAGCCGTCAACGGCATCCCCCGAGAGGGCCTGGGCGTAGTGCGCCTTCATGCCGTCCTCGGCGGTCCAGGTTCGGATGATCGGGTCCCCCTTCGCATCGTCGTCCAGGAGCTGGTAGTGCTCGCCAGGGATCGTCTTGAAGTCCTTGTCCCTGCCGACCACGATCTTTCGGTCACCGGGGAACTTGGAGGGGTCCGTGGCGTAGATGCCAAGGGCGTCATCGGCCTCGATGAAGGCGATGTGGGTCGCGCCGTACTCGGCTCGGAGATAGTCCTTCAGCGGCCCCAGAAGCATCGGCCTCACGGAGTCCTTGCGGTTGGACTTGTAGTTGGGGTCCACCTGGTAGCGCCAGTTGTCGGCGGCAGGGCAGGACAGGAAGAACACCATCTCGTCGGCCTTCAACCGGGTGCGGATGCGGGCGATGATGTTGTCCAGTACCGCCTCGCCTTCCCAGCGCCTGGCGAAGTGCTCGATGTGTCCACCGGGAGACTCCACGGTGTGCTGACATGCCGATGCCGCCCTGAAGGCCAGAGTGTCCCCGTCGATTAGGAGGACAGTCTTGGCCATCACCAGGCCTCCTTCAGGTCTCTCCAGAGGTCTACCGTGACGGAGTTCCAGACTTCCTTGGCGTGGTACTTGAAGGTGCCGCCGCTCTCAGTGAACTCGATGAACTCTTCGGCCACTCGCAGGAGGAGGAAGGCAGGCATGGAGACGACCACCGAGGAGACCATGGAGATGCGGCGCTTCAGGGGGGCCTTGATGTCGGCAAGCCCCTTACCCGTCACCGCCATGTAGGTGAGGAAGACGAACCCGGCTACAAGCCAGAGGAAGAGGAGGGCGTGGAACATGTCATGATGTCCTTGTTTCTGTAGGCTGCGAGACCCGGAGTCGTCACATGCCACGACCGGCTGAGAGACTGTCCGTCCGGTGCGATGATGGAAATCCACCCGAGCGATGCTGCCAGGGCGATGAATTGAGCGCGTTCGCGCGAGTAGTTGGATGAAATGGAGGGAGGGTCGTACCAGGCCCGGTCGATGACCTCCCAAATCTCGTCGGGCATTTCTCCGAAGTAACCACCTGTAGGAGCCGCCCTGGAGCGTCCCCTAATGGCAGTCAAACCAGCTCCTCCCCGTCTTGCCGTCCGTGGCCAACTTGCCCCTGAAGTCGAGGCTTGCGGCTACGTTCTCTATGGACTGCTGGGAGGCGTCGATGATGATCTTGCCCATGGCCTCCTCCCGGTGCTCGTACTGACACTCGTCATGGACCCAGGCGAGCTGCCCGTAGTCCTGATCGACTGTCATGTCGTAGTGTTCTTGCAAGAGTCGGTCGGTCTCCATCATCCACTCCTTGCAGACGATTGCGCCGCCGCCCTGGAGTAGTTGGTTGACGGAGGCATGGGGTTTGCGGATGTGGAGCTTCCTGCCGTCCAGCGCCACGATGTAGCCCTGGGCGGTGGCCCTCTCGGTGATGTCCTTCTTGAAGTCCTTCAGGCCGGTAATACCTTCGAGGAACGCCCGCTGGACCTGCTGGCCCTTGACGACGTGTGCGAGGGTCTCCCGGTTCGGCTGGATGAACTTCGCCTTCATGGTCCGTCTGAGCCAGTTCACGTAGTTCTTGGCTTGCGGGGAGGATGCCAGCTCCTCGATCATGTCCTCGGGGACGCCTACTCCAAGTCCGATCAGCAACGGTCCCGCCCCATAGAGGAAGGCGTAGGTCACGGTCTTGGTTTCGGAGCGGGTGAGGCCGGTGATCTTGGCGTTCTCGGAGTGGATGTCCAGGCCGGGGGTGGATACCCGCTGGGAGAAGACCCCTCCGTCATACGGATAGAGGTAGTGCCCCAGGAGTCGCAACTCCAGGCCGGAGGCGTCCACGCCTGTCTGATGCCAGTTGGGTCTACCAGGCTTGAAGAGGGTGCGGCATTCTACTCCGAAGCCACCCTTCCATCCCAGGATCGGCACCTCGACCCCCTCGGCATTCTTCTCTTTCTTGACACCCGGCACCTGCCCCAGATTGGGGTCCATGTGTGCGCCACGGTGAGAGACGGTACCGAGAGGGTCCATACGTCCGTGTAACTTTCCGTCGTCCTTCGTCAGGTCGATCCACGACTTCTTGCCGTCTGCGAGTTGGCCCAGAGTCTTGGCATTGACGAGGAACTCCAGGATCACCTCTTTGAGGTCCTTGGGAAGGACGGACTCCGAGATGCCCTTGATGGTGGTTTCATCCACCTTCGCCTGGTCCCCATCCTTGCCGCCGAACTCCACCGGCTTCCACCCGAAGACATCCTGAAGCCGGTCACCTAGGTGTTGCCGGGACTTCGGGTTGAACTTGACGCGGGTGACGGGGGTGTAGGGGGCGTCTGGGGAGTATCTTTCGAGTGGAGGGCCAACGTAAGGAGCCAGCTCCTTGCCTGTCTTCTCGCTAACTCGTCGCTGCGTGATATTGGGTAGGTCATTGCGTTTGACGTTCCTCTCGATGGCAGGCCGGGTGAGTTCCCCAGGTTGCCACCAGGCGCCGAACGCTTCGACCAGCTTGGCCTCCAGGACGTTCTGGCGCGACTTCAGGCTTCCAGCCAGCTTGACGGCCAGCTCCTTGTCGAAGCCGTAGCCACGCTCCTCCTGCTTGTTGATGTGGAGCCAGACCTTGTGCTCTAGCTCGATGGATCGATCCGACCAGGCTACGCCATGCGCCGCCTTGCCGGTCCCGTCGAAGTGTCCCTGGATCAGGTTCCAAAGCTCATGGGTGACCTCCACGTCCTGGACGCAGTAGTCCTGCATGGGTTGGTTCCAGGCGAGCCAGGGGTCCAGAATGGGCTCTCCCTTGGCGTTCTTGGAGGCGAGGCACCTGGCCCACTCCGGGACCCGCGAGAGGTCGCCGTGCTCCTGGTACTCCTTGGAGAGCGCCTTCACGTCGCCGGAGTATTCGCCCTTCATGCGGCCCATCCGGTAGCCCCAGGCTTCGAGCTTGTGGGCACCGATCAGTTGGCCTGGGAGCTTGCCGGAGCGCCACCTGGGGAAGTCTAGCTCCTTGAGCTTGTCAACCGGCCATATCATCTTCGCCATGATCAGGGTGTCTCGGAGGACCCCCTTGAACTTGACCCCAGGCATCAGGTGCTCGATGACCGGCGCGTCGTAGGACAGGATGTTGTGGCCCGTCTTGTAGTCGGCGTCTGCGAGTTCCTTGACGGCGAGCTTCAGGTCGTGCGGGTCCTGGGAGGATGCGGACCAGATGTCGCCGGAGTCCAGGTCCTTGAGGACCAGGGAGTGCAGCTTGGATACGTCTGGGAGGAGTCCGTTGGTCTCGATGTCGAATGCGAGTCTCAAAACGATCCCTCCCTAAAGAGGCGCTTGATCCGCTTCCACATGGTTACGGTACCTCTCTCCTCGAAGAACCGACCCCACGGTCCACATTTCCCTGATGGCTTCCTTTGCTCATACGGCGAGACTGGGCGGGGTCCATCAACCGGGTCCAGTCGTTGGAGAGTCGGGTGGTAGCAATACGACCCCCAGGACTCATCGAGGTGTCGGCAGTCCTTGCAGAACGTCATCCTGTCTCCTCCATGCTCATGGCGTTGTCGCGGGTGACGAAGGAGGATTTCTTCCGTGCCACCTCGACCAGGACTTCAGGGTCCAGGTGCGGGTTGAAGATCGCGGCCCCACGGTAGCGGAACCATTCGTGGACCTCGTGTAGCTCCGCGTCCTTGATGAGGCCGAAGATCGCGCCGACCACTTCCTGACTGCACATGTGGAGGGAGAGGTATCGCTTGGCCGACTTCCAGGGTGTCCTGGAGCCGTCCCTTTTGGCGCTGTCCAGTGTGGCGTCAGACTCGGTGCTGACTTCCAGTTGGATGAAAGGTCGTTCCCCGTCTATCCCCATGAGTACCGACCAGCCTGGCTTATAGGTGACTCGGGAGATGATCATGAGGATGTCGTGGATGGTCATTTCTCGTCCTCTTGGCTCTTGATGCAGTCGCAATAGGCGCACCGGATGCGGTTCCACAGGCGACACTGGGAGACCGTCTTGAGGTAGTCTTCCGGGTACTCTGCGGAGCCTCGGTGCTCCCTCGGGAGGAGGATCAACTCGGCGGCGATCCTTCGGGCTGTCTTGTGGATTTCTGCGTCGCGCATGTGTCTCTCATCCCCGTCCTTCAGGGGGACAAACCCGATGAAGCCTTGGTGGTGTGGGTTACCGGCCTCCTCGATCACTTCGATGGTGGTCCGGTCGAAGCTGTCCCAGTACCAATCGTCGTCAGAGTTCCGGGTCATGCTGGTGGACCTTGAAGTTCTTCCGCCGAACGGTCGCCTCGATGGAACTCTGCAAGCGGCCCAGCCACATGACGATCTTGTCGCGGGCCTGGGAGACCGGCAGCTTCTGGGCGTCATCAAGCTCCGTCGAGTTGGCGTACTCTTTGAGGACCCGGTAGTTAACACCGTGGTAGAGGAGGGCGTCGTAGGCGCGGTGGAGGAAGTTGACCCAGGCCTGTGCCAGGGTGAGGCGCACCCCCAGGACGTTCACCTCCTTCCGGATTTCATCGAGTTCGCTCTGGAGCTTCTCACTCATCAGTAGTCACCTTGTACTGGGCCGAAGGACTGGCTCTTACCTCCTTCGTCACTGTTGTCTGGATATGGCTCGTCTGTGACTAGCTGCCGTCCGATGTCCTCGTGCCACTTGAGCACGTCTGCCACCCCGGTCTTGCCTACGTGCCTGTTCTTGAGGATGCGCTGGAGGGTGAGGTCTGGACGCTCCCCCTGCTGGTTCCGCTCGTAGGCGTGGACCCCCATGGAGAAGTTCGCCACACCGGCAGACCCTCGGATGTTCTTGAGGCTGATCTGGCCACCCTCTTCGAATGCCTTCCCCTCCCCCCGGTTCAGGTGGTGGGTGATCTGGAGGTTGCCCCCGGTCTGCTTGACCAGGCGAGCGAAGTTGTAGGACACCTTGTCGAGGGCCTTACGTTCGTCCTGGGCGTCAACCGCCGCGACAATGAAGGACAGTGGGTCGATGAAGACGACCTCGCAGTCCAGCCCCTTGATCATGTACCGGATGTAGCGCTCCAGGGCTTGGAACGACCACTCGGCCACCTCCGGGTCGAACAGCTCTACAAGGCCAGTCCCGAAGACTGACGCATGGAGAGTCCGAAGCTCCGCCGGGGGGAGAGGATTGATGTGGAGCCTGCGGTTGGCCCTGGCCGACATGAGGTCGAGCTGGGCTTTGCGTCGAGTGTCCTCGAACCGCATGACTCCGAACTTGATGTTGTTCTGTAGGAGGTGCTCCTGGAGTTCAACGATGATGGAGGTCTTACCGACCCCCGTCCCCGCCACATGGTAGATCACTTCCTTCTCGCGGATACCGCACGTCATCTCCTGGACTTTCGGCCAGGGGTAGGTGCAGATGGTCTCGGCCTCGGGCTCATCCATGTCGGTGATGCAGAGGGCCGCGTTGACGATGCCTTCCGGTGCCCACAGGGTAGCCGCATAGACGGCGGCGTAGACCTCCCCCTCCTTGTCGGCCTGGAGTAGGTCCGAGGCATCCTTGAAGCCTTCCACCCGGATCGTCTTCACCTTGCCAGGCTCAAAGAGTCCAGCGCATTCGGGGAGGACCTTCTGGCCCGCCTCATCGTTGTCGAACCAGAGGATGATCTCCTCGAAGCGGTCCAGCCAGCGGTAGTTGGTCTTGAGGGCGTCCACGGCGGAGCCGACCCCTGCCGGTATCGAGACCACAGGGAGCTTGAAGTTGGTCGCCTGGGCCACCGACATGGCGTCGATCTCGCCCTCCGTGATGACCACCTTGCGGTCGTACTTGTCGCCCCACACCTGCTGCCCGAAGAGTTGGGCCATCTTGGGCTGCGGCGCATTGTCCGTGACTGGGATGAACCAGAAGTTCTTCTCCGCGTCTCGGTACTTCTGGAGGGCCATGTCGCCCCGCTGGCTGTAATAGGGAGCGAGGTGGAGGGTTCTACCTTTGTTCTTGTGGAGGAAGTAGCCGAACTTGGCCAGGGTCTCCCTCTTCAGTCGGCGCTTCTGGAGGCCATTCTGGATATGCGTCATCTCGAAGGGCACCAGGTCCTTGGAGGTCCCGCTCCTAACCTGGCCGAAGGTATCCTCCGCCCGGTACTCCTTCTCGGTGTCGTCCATGTGATCAGCCTTTTTCTTCAGGCCACACCCTGGGGTGTAGCAATACTGGTGGCCATCGGTGTAGGTCACCAGGTTGTCCTTGGAGCCGCATTCAGGGCACGGACCCTTCGAGACAATCCCGTCGCTTCCGTCCCTCATGTCGTCACTCCTTATTGATCAGGTAGTAATAGGTGAATGAGTCTCCCCACCCGAAGTGGACCTCGAAGCGTACTTCCTCCAGCCACACCAACGTCCCACATTGGGTCCTTACCGGACGCCAGGCGAACCAAGTGTCCTTCGGAGGCTTCCGCTCACGCCCTTTGAAGGTGATCCTCATTCCTCTTCGCCCTCTTCCTCACGTTTCAGCTCGTAGGCGAAGGAGATGCCCTCCCAGTTGTCCACCCCGGCGTTCTCCAGGTGGCCAAGCCAGGCGGCGGACTCCTGTAGGGATGTCAGTTCAGGCTCCTCGACCAGGACGTAGGTGATCAGCTCGTAGTCGTCGGCGGCGATCCCCTTAACGATTTGCTTCCGTTCGGAGCGTGAAGCAGCGAACCAGGCCGCACGGTCGTCTTTCTGACGCAGGTAGTCGATGTGGTCGTACAGGGCGCTCGTGGCCGGTGCCTTAGAGGAGTAGTCTCCGGTGACGCGACCGGGAGTACCCTTGAGGCGATACGCGTAGCGCTTGTTCATGCCGACACCTCCTGGGCCTTCTGCTCGACCGCCACGAAGTAGCTCTTGTAGCGGGTGCCGCCGAAGTCGCGCTTCCACTTGGACTGGATGTCGAGACCCATCTTGCGCAGCTCGGAGATGCGGGTGGTGACCTCCTGGACGTTGAGCGTGTTGATGGCGACCTGGCGTGTCAGCTCCCGGCCCGTCATCAGGTAGTCGTAGATGAGGCGCTGCTGGGGTCCGAGGTTGAAGATGTCTGCGTCTGGGAGGAAGTTCTGCATGTTGGTATCCTTTTAGAAGGCGAGTCCGTAGATCGGATCGAACAGGATGATGGCCATCAGGGCGAAGAGGGCGACGTATACGAGGAGATGGCTCATTCCGTCTCCTTCCCTAGAAGTTCTGCCTCGACGGTCTTGCAGCCATCCACCCCGTAGGTCTGGGTGAAGGCCCACTGAGCCGTGTTGATGGAGAAGACCCGCCCGGTCTCCCGGTTGAACAGGTCGAAGCTGCGCCCTCCGTGGGAGGTCACCCGGTAGTGGTCGTAATTCCTGATGTCGATGTTCAAAGGACGATCCCCATCATGAAAAGCCCCACGTCTTCCCGGAGGAGGTCCATGTCGATTGGCGGGCAGGTTGGGTGGTTGCGGTTCCGGTATCGTTGGACCTCGGAGTGACCCTTGATCTCCAGCTCTCCGTACTTGTCGAGGCAGTCCCGGATGACGCGCATCAGGGTCTTCCGCTGCTCCCGCGTGAAGTTGTCCACCCCATCCTCGACGCCATGCTCACGGCCACCCACCAGGCAGATGCCGATGGAGTCCATGTTGTGTCCTGGGGTGTGGCTTCCGATGAGGTCCAGGGGTCTTCCCCTGACTTCGGTCCCATCGCGCTCGATGATGACGTGGTATCCGATGGACAGGAGGCCCATCTTTAGGGCACCATCCTGGGCGTCCAGGTTCCACCGGGAGATGTCCACGACGTGGTTCACCAGAGGCTCCGTATGGGAGTCGTGGAGGATGATCCTCTTCGTCTCGGCGCGGGGCTTGTACTTGAGGAGCGGGTTGCTGGTCTCACACATTGCTCGCCCCTTTGACCTGCCTCTCAGCCAGCCAGTCGGTGAACTCCGGGTATCCCGTCAGGTCGCGGCGCAGCCACGCCTGGATGAACTCGAAGGTCTCCCACGGCTCCAGCTTCTCGATGGCGAACCGCATGGCCAGCTCGGACATGAGGGGAAACATGACAGTTGTCTTGGCGGGCTCGATGTTGACTGTGCGTGGCCTTGTTGGACACATGGGGTTCTCCTTGGTGGGTTACGTCTTGAGGCCGAGGATTTCCTCCGGCTTGCGGTCTGGTCCCCTCTCCTCGATCCACGCCACAGGGATGATGCGTGAGGCCCACTTGAAGCCGTGCTTTTCGGCCCACATGGCGTAGGTCGTCTTGGACCCCTTGACGATCTTGTCGAAGGGCCTCTGGAAGACGAAGCGGATGTCGAGGTCTGGGTGTTGTAGCTTGATGAGGATGTGCTTGGCGCGGTCCTTGGGCTCTAGCTTGCCCTTGGTCTCCACGATGATCCCGTTTGGGAGGGGGAAGTCTGGGGTGTAGTTCCGCCGCGTCTCCGGTACCGTGTAGGGTATCTTGAACGACTCAAAGCTGACCACCACCCCCTGGTCTTGCAGGAACTTGGCGTTCATCTCCTCCAGGCCAGACCGGAAGCCGAACCGTAGTCCGACCTCCTGGCTGGTCTTGGGAGCGTATGCCTTCTGTTTCTGCCTCCAGTTACCCTTGGAGACGCCCATGCGTTACGCACAGAATCCAATGAGGAAGGCCAGAACGAAAAGGAGGATGAGGACGACGGGCTCCATCAGACCAGTCCCCCAGTCACGACCTGGAAGGTGAAGAATACCGTAATGACGACGACGCAGATGAGTATCGCCGCCAAGCAGGCACCCAGGAAGTATTCAAACGGGTGGGTCCTCATCAGTAGTCGCCTCCCTGGTCCTCACCCGCGTCACCTTCCGGCGCATTCCCGAAGCCCTGATCCTTCTCGTCAGCAACGTAGCCGTCCTCGACCTCACCGAAGCCGCGACCGCCGCCACCCGATCCCTGCTTGAGCTTGGTGACCTGTACCTTGGCGAAGTCCAGGCGGACGCCGACCTGCTTGGCGGAGACCATGACGATGGGGCGCATGGAGAAGAGGATGCGGCCTTCCGAGCCGTCCCAGACTGCCACGTCGATCACGTTGTCCTTGGAGTCGCGCAGCTCGATGGTCACGTCCTTGAAGCCGGAGGGCTCCTTCTTGGACGGAATCTTGGCGTTCTGCTTGAAGTCGAACGAGATGTCGCCGGTCGGCTCACCGCTGTCCTCGTCTTCCAGGCGCTCGAAGGGAAGGTAGAGCTGCCACTTCTTGGCCTCGCCAGGCTTCATCTCCTGGACGTGCTCCTGGAGGGCGGCAGTCGCGGCCTGCTCGATCTTCTTGGCCAGGGTCGCGGCGTTGGCACCGGAGACGATCAGCTCGGAGTGGAAGAGGCCGTCGGCATTGAACTTGGTGTCGGGCTTGTTGAACCAGGGATGGCGGAAGGTTCCGATGGGAGAGATGTGGTAGGTTGCCATGTCTGAGGGCTCCTTAGATTGCGGGCTCGTTGCGGACCCTGAGACCGGCAAAGTCTCGGAGGGCTTCCATTTGGGCGTTGGACTTGGAGTGGAACGCGGAGGGGTCCGTCAGGACTTTCCGTCCCAGGTGGTAGAGCTGTTCGGGCTCCATCCCGTTGCGTTCGGCCATGGCGTAGAACAGCACGGCCACCCCGGCTGAGAGTTCTTCAGGGGGCCGGTGGTTTGCTCCGTTAAGCAGCTCGTGGGCGACGTTCGCCACCCGGTCTCGGGAGACCATTGAGAGCTTGTCAGCATCGATGCGGGAAGACAGGGTGTTGACCATGGGGGAGGCTCCGATATGGGTTTTATCAAGAACACGCCTATTAGCGACAATGTCGTAGTGTTGGCTCTGAGACATGCCGCCTAGGCGCTGCATTATGGGGTTTTCAAGAACACGCCTATTGTTCGTAATGGCGTAGTGTCATAGGTCGATCTAGACCGATCTCAGGCAAAGAAGTAGCGCGACGTGGCGACTTCCTCCAGGTTCAGATTGCCGAAGGCGGGCAGCGGCTCAAACTCGGCGTTGGGACCGGCGATGTACCGGCAGGCTTCGAGGAAGTTCTCCAGGACCGGCTCCTGGTAGGTCTGGATGAAGGCCTGCCGGATGGAGGCTTCGAGTTCCCACATGTCGGCGCAGACGGTCCCGTAGGCATCGTGGATGGAGGTGAAGCTCTCCACCCCTCTCTCCGTCGCAATGTTCACACAGGTCATCAGCGCGGAGGCATCCATGGAGTGGACGAAGTTCGGGGCAATGCCTCTGGCCTGGCTGTTGGTGTCCAGCTCCTTGGTATCCTTCAGGCACTGGAGGTCAATCCTCTGGCCGTCCAGGAGGGTCTTGACCTGGGTCTCCTCCTCCTTGGCGTAGAACTGTCTGACGTAGAAGCCTGCCGGTGTCCTCCAGTACAGCGGGAGCCCCTTCTTGGAGGCCTGCTTGGCGCACCCCTTCAGCCAGTTCATCACCTCGACGGCCTTCTCCACGGTACCGTTCACGGCGGTCCATAGGAGTTCCACCAGGAAGGAGATGGCCTTGTTCCGGTCCTCCGCCTCCAGTCCCATGATGATACGATCTGTGTCGTTCTTCTTGGTCCACTCCAAGGTGTACCCGAAGTAGGCATTCTTCGTGCCCCCATACGGGAGGATCATGACGGGACGCTTGGTGACATCCCTCTTGGCCTTGCCGCCGAAGACCTGTAGCCAGAGGTCGGCGTATCGTTCGGGCATCCGGTGAAAGAGTTCATCGGTGAGAACGTCTGCCACATCCTGGTAGATGTCGTTTGGCTTGTCGCCTGGGATAAGGTTGACGGAGGCTCCGCCTACTTCGTCCCGTACCATGGCAGAGAGATGTTGGATGCCATTACAGGTGCCGTCCACACGTATCGGAAGTGAGGAGACCATTCCCTCCCCCTCCTCAAGCCAGCGGACCCACTCCATGATCGCTGCCAGGCGTTGCCAGTTGTCGTCGTCATCATCACCAATCCAGCGCCGGTCGCCAATGGGGTCTGCGGCTATCGCCCGCCACATGACGTTCCGCTCCAGGACCCAGGCCGTGCGCTTCTCATACCCAACCTTGTCCACCCCGAAGGTATTCGCCAGGTGAATGGCCAGCCATTGACTGTCCCTCTCGGTGATAGGCTTTCCCTTGGCGAACGTCAGGAGGCCCCGGTGAAGGTCCGGCCCCTGGGGCGATAGCTCGGAGGGGATCGGGTACATCCGGCCCCGAAAGTCGAGCATGTGGGGGAAGTAGAAGGCGGGCTCGTCGCGGAACTTCTGGGCAAGCTGGAGGGTGCGGCGACATACCAGGACGGAGGAGACCCGCTTGGCGTTGCGTGTCCGTGCGTCACTCGCCTTCGCGGCCCACTCCTTGTATTCCTCGTTGTCCTTGTCCTTCGGGTCCAGATGTTCGGGGCGCTCCGGTACGTGCTCCTCGTCCTGGTTCGGCATCCCGGCCAGCGCCAGGTCCTTGTCCCAGAAGTACTGCGCCACGTCGAGGACCTTCTGATTGATCTGCCAGGGCGTAGACTGGACGCGGTTCAGGGCGGCGTAGACCTCCGGCATGTCCAGCGCCTCGTACTCTTCCAGGGCGTTCTGGCGTTGGTCCTGGTGCTGGGCCTTGAAGCGGATCAGGAAGGGCGGCTTGACGAACGGCGTGTAGTATCCGCCATCTCGGGGACCGGCCCACGGTAGCGGCGGGATGACGGTGGGAAGGTAGGTCGGGGCGAAGACCAGCTCATTGTCCATGGCGGTCTTGATCCAGGTGAGAAGCTCGTTGTCGGCTTCCAAGATGTAGGGCCGCTTCATGTAGCCGTAGCCCTTGCCCTTCTTGGGTGTCCACGAGGGGTCCTGCGCCACGTAGAAGCGCCGGGTCTTGGTGATGACGAGGTTGATCATCTCCAGGCCGACACGCTGCCGGTCCTGGTCGGTCCACTCCACCCAGCCGATGCGCTCCCAGACGTAGCGGTTGAAGAGGGAGATGCGGGAGCGGCGCTGGTGGGCGGCATTGGAGCCTCTCTTGGCGTAGTGCGCCGTGGTCTTCTTCCAGTCGTCCGGGTCCTCCTCCATCCACTTCTTGCAGCGGGCCTCGTGCTCGCACCAGGTGCCGATCTCCACGGCGATTGCCAGGATGTGTCGCTGCTCGATGGCCATCATTCGGAGGATCGACTTTAGGGCGACCATGGCGGCGGTCTCCGGTTCCAGCTCCTGGAGGCGCGGCAGTGCCATAGACTTCGGGCCACGCTTGACGGCGGACTTGACGATCCACTCCCTGAGGCCGTCTGCCACCGGGACGACCCATTCGGTGACCAGGCTGCGGTACGGCCTGAGGCGGGTCATGTCCTGCTTTCGGATCGCCTTGTTGATACGGTCCTGGGCTCGCTCCTTGCCGAGTGTCAGCATCTCCTCTTCGAGGGCCACCTGGTCCTCCCACCTGTCGTGGAGGTACGCGGGGAAGTCTACGTGCTGGTTCATGGCGGTGCTCCGTGTGGAATGTCGTAGGGTGGTGGTATGGAGAGGTCAGGACATGGTCTTAGCGGGCCACCGGACGAAGTAGTCCAGGTCGTCGTGGGAGAGCTTGGGGCCGATGATGGTGACGGTCATCCTGAAGTCGATGTGGGTCTCGTCGGGGAGTTCCTCGACCTGGAGGTGGTCCCCAAGGAAGTGCCCCAACTGGTTTCCGAGGTCCTGACGGATGTAGTACTCCTGCCGTTCGCGCTTGTCCCGCATTGCTGCGAGATGGTGCTTAGGCCATGAGACCTGCGCTGCGGCGGTACGGATGCGGTCGCGGTGGACGACCCGGTAGTCCCTGCTCTTCAATTCGCTAATCAGCTCTTGGTCGCTGAGTGCCGAGAGGTCTGGCGTCATTGGGCTCTCCTAGATTGCTGGCTAAGTGTAATGGCGTAGTGTCGGCGCAAAGTCAAGCTAGTCGGTGATCCTCCTAGTGCGGCGCAAGATGAGGCCGGTGTAGAGGCATTGGCGCTCCTCGATCAACCACCATCGACCCTCCGGGTCCACCGTGAGCCGCCGCTTGCGGAGCTTCAGGGTCTTCCACGCCTGGTCGGTCGTGAGGTTGGTCCCGGAGTGGCCGTAGGGCCTGTTTTCCGGTGTGGCATTCTGTGGCACTTTTCGGGGCCGGATGCCGAAGACTGTCTGTAATGATGAACCGAGGGAGGAGAATAGACCCATTGGATTTCCAGTGCTTTCTCGACTATTGTGTGCAAGGTCGTAGGGACGTGTCTTGCTTTTGAGTCGAGCGCGTCTACCAATTCCGCCAATGGGGCTTGAGGCTTGCGTGATATCAGCGTTCGGGATTTACACGATCGTTTTCGCGCCGGTCAACCGGGAAGTTTCGATTTTCGTCA